TTCCCAGGTTTTTTAGATTCAGTGTCATGTAGTCTAGCGGGTTTCCCTGCTTTCTTAGTAATCACTGATTCCTGTCCATGCTTACGTCCTAAACGACGTGTAAGTTTTCCGAACTTACGCTTAGACATTCCCTTGCCAGGACTCGTTTGGTAGGATACTTCCTTACCCTCAGATCCATCATCATACTTGTATTTGCCGACTGATTTTTTAAAACCAATCCCTTTCTTTTTAAGATCCTTTTCTAGTCCTTTACGACTAGCACGGTTCTTTTTTTCGTCTGTACCTCTGTCTGCTGCAATACTACCAGTAGTCTGGTTCTTTGCTTTTGACATCATACGAGCACGTTGGTTGCCTTCATTAAGAAAATCAGAGAATGACATCACTGTCTCCTCCTTCTTCATCTTCTTCTGTTGCCATGAGTCAAGTGCTTGGTCAGGACGTTTGCCCTTTGCCATTTCACTCTTCTTATGTGCTTGGAACTTAGCAGCGGAATCTGCCTTTGCTTTCCTGTCGTCAGCACCTTTCTTTGCTTGTGCAGCAAAGTTTGCTTTACTCTTCGCATCAATCGCCTTCATTTTGGGACTGAGTTCCTCGCCCATTATAGCACCCTTTCCATATTTTTGTACAGCGGACTTCTTCACCATGTCAACTGCGTTGCCAGGACGCTTCCATGGAGTGCCCTGATTACCAGGTGTAGTAACGGTTTTCTTCTTAGTTGGTGGTACTCTTCCTTCATCTCTTGCGATATCATATCCTTCTTCCTTCCTTACGTATCTGTTCTTCTTGAACTCATCACTAGGAGCACCATCAATAGGAGGTTTGTTTGTTGCACCATACTTATTGTTTTTCTTTACAAACCTTCTCTTAGCATGTGAATCATGCCTTAACATCTTGGCACCACCTCTTTCCTTTGGATCAGCAGCGTTACCACCTTTACCAAATGCTCTCTTGTTTCTGATAGATGTTTTACCATAGTCAGAAGCACCCGCCTCATACTTTGCTTCTTCTATCTCTTTCTTTTGTAGTTCATCTAACTGATCTAATGCTTTGCTTGACCAATATACATTTGTCTCTTCATACTTATTTCTACCAGATGGTGAAGGTTGTGTGCTATCAAAATGAGGATTGTTCTTAGCAGCATCAGATTGTGCATTTCTTTGCTTAGTCAACTTCTTTGCTTTCTTATCAAGAAAATCTTTCATCGCACCTTCTGCCACTGCTTTCTCTTTCTTTTCTCCCTTCTTCTTTAATTCTGCTCTCTTTTTAAGATAAGATGCCATGGCACCAGATGGTTTACCTGTTCCTTTAAACAACCCATATGTTGTTCCTTCATGTGTAAACTTCATACCCTTAGTTGCTTTATCTTTAAGTGCCTGACGTTTCTTAGGATCCATGTTCTTCTCATAATCTGCTAGTTTATCAGCAAACTTTTTGTTATCCATTTTCTTGATAACTTTTCTATCTGCCTTGCTAGGTCCTGTATATGAATTGCTTGTACTTCCTGTAACTACTCCTCCCATTCCTCCACCTGATGAAGATTCTTCAACTCCTTGCTTCGTTCCTCTCCTACTTTTTTGCACAACACCTTGTGGCAGACCTGTATTACCAGTACCGATCTTGTCATTCTTTTTGCGTAATGCTTTCATTTTAGCGAAGGTGTTCATGAATTCTGCTGATGATTTGAAATCTGAGTTCCTTGTTTGGTTCCCATGTTCTACTGATTCTTTTTTCACTTTCTTTTCTGGTAACCCTTTGTGTTTAGTTGATGCAAATTTCTTTGCGTCTTTCATCTTTATGCTGGAAGCAACTCTGGCAACCTCAGATGAGGGAGTTTGCGTTTGATCCCCTTTCTGAAACGCTCTAACCATCCCGAAGAATCTTTGTTGTTTCTTTGAGACTGCGGGCATTCCTGATTATCCTCCGACAATCTGTACTTGCTCGACGATGACTGCGTTAGAACCAGCGACAAGTTTTGCACATCGCTGTATGACAGGGACTGTTCCAGCAGTTGCGTCTGCTGCTGAGAGAGCATAGTCTGCTGATGCTGCTGATGAATCATAATTTGTTGTAATAGTTGAACCAGTTATTGCTGTAACTGCTTTACCTGATGCTGCTGCTGACTCAAAGTCGGATGTAAATCCGTCTGTGTCACCACCATCAATAGTCTGAACGAAATCACCAACAGAGAACGAATGACGTCCACCACCAGCAAATCCTTCAACAGTCACAACCATAGAGGATGCATCTGTTGCACCGAGAATCTTAGCGTTCTTTGCTTTACCACAGGAAACTAACAATGCTTCTCCTGCTGCCAAAGTTATAGCGGGACCACCGTCTATCGCTATCGTTGAGGCAGATGCTGCATAGCATCTGAGCACACCACTTTTTACCACGATATAGCTTGTGCCACTTCCTGATACTGTTTGGGTGTCAATTACATTTAATACTGACATGGGGTAAAGATTCTCCTACTATGTTATTTATCCTTTTCTTGCTTTAAGAACTTTGCAAGATCAGCGGTACTACCTACAAACATGGTATTGTTTGTAACCTCTGTACTTTTAGATTTATTAGGGTTCTCTATGTCGTTAACCTTTTTCTGTAAATCTACAAGTTTGTCAGCAACGTCACCGACATGTTTTATTAACTGTCCAGCAACCTCGTATGCCCTTGGTTGATCAGATTCCTGTGCCAGTTCCAATATACCATCGACTGCTTCCTGTCCTTTTTCAATTAAAGAATACAGGTTACCTCTGGTATAATCATAATCTTTTTTAAGTTGATTCTTCGTAGTGATGTCGACGCTAGGTTCCACCACCTTCTCAATAGAAGTATCTTGAACGATTTCAGTATTAACATTGAGGGCATCCTCAATACCGTCATACTTACTCGTCTGATCCTGTGGTTGGGTTCCTTGATTTGCCATCAGTGAAATCACTATAAAGTTCGTTGAATCCAAAGTCATCATCGGAATCAACCATTTGATGATCCGTTGTTGTGATGATGAACACGTTTGAACTCGATACGTGCGATGCTACGGTTGAGTTATTCCAAGCACGAGCAACATATATTTTGTTACTATCTATCTTGGTAACACGCATTACCTCTGTATCTATCTGTATATCATCTTTCAATGATATTCCAGATCCATCTGCTACGTTAATAATACCGTCGTTATCATCTATGTCTGCCGACACAGTTGTGACTGCACTATTGTCTCTCTCAACAAGAGACCTAGGTGTAGCAACATATCTGACTTCTCTTGGTGCAGTTGCCACTGCCTGAGCAGAGTAGTCGACGATTGTCTTCTTGATAACTTTACCTGAGGTATCGGAGATAGGTCCGTATAGATATGTCTTTGCTATAAATTGCAATGTATATATTAATGTTCTTCTTGTATCGTAGTCTCCTTCGTATTCGTCTGCGTAATCAATACTTGTTAATGTTACAGGATAGTCTTTCTTCTCTCCTAATTCTGGTACAAGGTTCATTGTTATATTGAAACTTGGTTGGAAGAATGGAAGTATCTGTTCTAATATTTGTAGAGCATCATCTTGGTTCTTACTTAATATTGCTAACTCAAAATTAATATTGTAAGGAACAGGCATGAATCCTTTGTTCTCTTTATTGCCTGATGTATTTCTTATGTATTGTGTAGGTGATACCTTTCTAGTTGGATCATAGTTAATACCTTGTATCTCAAATGATATTCTAGGTAATGTAATCTGCAACTGATCCTGTGTAGTTAAGTCACCGACTTGGCGTAAACGTGCCAAGAACTTTGCCTTTGGTCCATAAGCAAGAGGAACTTTCATGACCTCTGTCTTAGATCCAGAAACTCGTCTGATCTCTATATTATTAAATAACGTTCCAAATCCTACAACCGTCTTTTTGATTATAGAATTATAATTGTATGTACCAAGCATTAGATAGATCCTCCACTGTTTCCAAATTCACCGAATGGATTTCCTTGTGAGAAATCAATAATACCGTCTGCCTGCGTTTCGATTGCAGCATTGATATCAAATTCTGAGTTAGTATTATTTATTGTATTATATGATGCAGTTGTCCACGATGCACTAGAAGTGCCACCAGTGATGGTTTCTGGGACCGTGAAGATGCCTGATCTGTTTATTACTATCAAAGTATTAGTTGATGAATCAAATGACTTAACCTCAGCAGTTATGTTAGATGTTCCACCAGTTACTGTTTCACCCGCAGTAAATGTACCAGACCCACCAGCAACCAAACCAACGGTGACTGCGTTGGCAAAGTTTGTTTCGATAGCATCCACTTCTGCGATGCCTGTATTGATATCCTCGTCGCTGTACTCGAACAGTTCACAGCGTACTCCCCAAACATAGTTCTTACCAAACTGATAGAAAGGTTGTTCGTGCTCTACAAACTGTATCTCAAAAGTTTTATTTGCCATAGGCAAGTGTATTAGGTCACCCTCGTTAGGTCTACCCTCTACAATTAAAGTTGCATTATCGTCTACCGCTGCTGTAAATCTTGACCTTGATATAATAAAGGTGATCTGGTCTTGAATTCTGACTCCAAACTTAGAGAAGATATCACCGTCACCACGAAAACCACCAGCATCTTCAATGTACGCTTCAATTAAATGTGCTCCTTCAAACTTAGAGAGGGTATCCTCCCCGAAGACACTATCTTCTTTAACAAGTGTTCTCGGGATATAGTAGACGTCCTTGCCGAACATTTTAATTTGCTCTGTGACAAGAGACTCTTGTAAATCTTGCTCCCCTGTTGTTCCGTTGGTAAAGTAACTGTTAGTTGCCATATCATCCTATCATGTCTAATGGTGGAGTTTCCCATGTTTGACGAAGTTGTTCATCAAGGACCTTTAACTCCTCGACTGCATCATTATAAATCATCTCTCCATTAAGAGATAGACCACCTGGCATTTGAACGTTAGTAAACTTAGTAAGGTTAGTTCCCCACTGTTTCTTAATCTTCGCAGTAGCATAATCCTTTAACCACATCTGATTGTATATCTCAGTCCAAGTATCAGGTTGCAATGCTCTCCAACATTTTATGATGATGTATTGATCTTCTAGTGCATCTACACCCCAGTCAAAATCTAAGTAAACTTTATCTTGTACTGCTTGATATCTTACTGGGTGCATACCTTCTAGTATGAAATCAATAGTTTCCAAGTGTTGTTGAATCATATAATAATTATAGAACTGTGTAGATGTAAAATCATACAGGTCATTCAAACGCATTTGATATCTAATATCAAACATGTTACGAGTACCTTTGTCTGTAAATTTAAAGATACCTTCTATTGTTGTTATATGTTCTGGTACAGGAACGAATGCATTCTGCTCCTTCCATTCAGTAGTACCATCAGTTGCTAGTGAAGTTGTATCTGCCTTACCAGCATCAATCTCTGCTTGGGTAAATTTGTGTTTTAGATAAACACGTTCAGCACCTTCATAGTGATACTGTTGAAATTTCTGTATAGCATAATCAATCGCATCATCGACTTGATCGTCTGACACGTTAACTTCTAATACTGGTTTACCGAGTCTACGGAGACAGTATTCTTTTAAAGTTGATTTTGAGGTTGGAGTTGCCATTTAATTATAGAGCAGCGATTGCAGCTTGGAATGCAGCGTAAGTAGCGGAGTTTGCAGCAGCAGTTTTAAGTGCTGTTAAGGTAATTGTCTCTGCCTGTAATGCAGAGTCAGCAGTTGCACCTTGTGCAGCAGTAGCATAAGCGGTTGCAGCAGTTGCAGCAGCAGTGCCTAGTGTTGGTTTGCCTGTTAGATCATTATATGCACCAGAGAATAATGTAGGTTTGCCAGTTAGGTCATTGTATGCACCAGAGAATAATGTAGGTTTGCCAGTTAGGTCATTGTATGCTCCACTGGTTGCCACAGTTGCTAAGTCACCTGGTTGTGTAGCAGATGCAGCAAGTGTACCCTGTGCAGCAGTAGCATAGGCAGTTGATGCAGTCGCAGCAGCAGTTCCTAATGTTGGTTTACCAGATAGGTCAGCGTATGCCCCAGAGAATACTGTTGGCAATGTGACACTCATCACACCAGTGGAAGCATTGTATGATAAGTCTCCACCAGCACTGATCGAAGCACGAGCACGAGCAGTTGTGTGATAAAGGTTGGTTCCTTCTGTTAGATCACCAGTGTCAGCAGCAGCAATTCTTGCATCTGCTCTTGCGTCTGTATAGTATAGATTGGTTCCTTCTGATAAGTCACTTGTAGATGCAGCAGCGATTCTAGCGTCTGCCCTAGCGTTAGTGTAGTAGAGGTTATTACCTTCTGCTAAATCTGTTGTGTCATGATTAGAAAGAGATGCAATCGTTGTTGGTATTGTGTATGAGATAACACCAGTACCAGCGTTGTATCCTAGATCTCCACTTACACTGATATGTCCACGAGTTCTAGCAGCAGTTGTGAATAGATTTGTTGATCCTTCTACAACGCTATCTGTATTAAACTCTGTGAAGTCAACTGCGATAGTGGCAGATGTAAGTTTAATACCTGTACCATATGTGAAGTGTGATCTTGTTCTAGCACCAGTTGTGAATAGATTAGTGCTACCCTCAGTAATATTATCAGTGTTGATATCTGACTGAGTTGCACTCAATGTTAAGATATTTCCTGCATCATCGTAAGTAGCAGTAATACCTGTACCACCTGTGATTAGAGCGTTAACTCTGTCATCAACTCTTTCGTTAGTGAAGTATAGGTTAGAAGAACCTTCTGTAAGAGCATCAGTATCATGGTTCGCGATACTACCAACCTGTGCTTGTCCGTAAGTAATAGCACCAGTGATGGTCAAGTTACCTTGAACTTCAAAGTCAGTTGTTGATCGGAAGTTTGTAACAGTAAGTCTGTTAGCAGATGGATTATATCTTAGGTTAGTAGAGTCAGTTCTTATCTCAGTGTTTCCAGTTGTAGCAGAAACAAATGTTGGGAAGAAGTCTAAGTTAGTAGCAGCAGTTTCAGTTATATCAACCAATGATGCAGAGTCTGCATTACCTGTCAAGGCACCAGTTACGTTACCAGTGATCTGACCTGTGACTCCAAGTGTTCCACCGATAGTTGTGTTGTTTGTGACATCAAGAGCACCAAGTGTTGATGTTCCTGTAATCTCTGCATTACCACTTGTTGAGTGTAATGTAATCTTATCAACTGATGAACCGTTCTGTAATTTAAGAGTCTTAGAACCACCTCTTAGAACAAAACTATCTTTGAATAGTGATGTACTGTCAACAGTAAGTGTACCATCTAGTTGTTGGTTACCATCTACATTAAGATCAGAATCAAAGTCTACGTTCTGTGTAACCTGTAATGTATCATCAATAATTGTACGTCCAGCAACATCAAGTGTTCCTGCCATATCCAAGTTACCAGAGTTGGACAGTACAGTGAACTTACTTGTACCAACGTTGAATGTACCACCGATAGATGTAGCACCAGTGGTGTCTATTGTGGAGACATCGAGAGTTGTTAGAGTTGTATTTCCAGTGACGCCCAGTGTTCCAGTAATGAGTGTGTTACCTGTTCCACCAGCGACTGAGAATTTAGTTGCAGCGTTTGCACCAACGTTAAATCCTGTATTGACGAATAGATCAGCACCGATTGTTGCACCACCAGTAACCATCAATGCAGCATTTGCAGATAGGTTTGCTGGGTTGGTAGAGTTAACTGCCTTTAAGAAGTTGTTAGATGTGACAATACCAGTTGCATCTATGGTCTCATCAACTACTAATGTACCACCTATGACTGTATTACCATTGTCAGAGTCAACAGTGAACTGGTCAGTTCCTGCTTGGTTCTCTATTGTAAAGAGTAAGTTGTCACCGTTGATGTTTACATTGCTTTGGAATGTAGCATTACCATCTACGTTTAACTGTTGATCTAAGTCAACATTGTTAGTAACGTTAAGAGTATTGGTAATGGTAGTAGCACCATTTACATCTAGGGTTCCTTGTATATCTGTGTTTCCGTTATCAGTATCAACTGTTAATTTATTAATACCACCAGCAGTCTGGATTGCAACAAGTTTGTTATCTGCCTTGACAGTTAAACCATCTGTAATTGTTGTTAGGTTGTCAACGTCAAGTGTGCCATTGATTGTGAGGTTGTCATCAACAATAGTCTCACCAGTAGCAGAGTCAAGAGTTAAGTTACCAGTTGCTGTACTGATTTCTGATGTACCATCAACACCAATCTTGATGTTCTTGGCAGTGATCTGTTCTGATGTGATAGCAGCATTGAAGTCGGATGTTGCATTGACTGTTAACGAATCTGTATCACCATCACCAAGAGTTGTATTTCCGTCTACCTGTAAACTTCCATCTACCTCAGCATTGTCTGTGATGTGTACCTTTCCACCATCTGAGTCGAGGACAAGGTTACCAGTTGTGGTGCTGATCTCGTTAGATGCATCCACCCCGATCTTGATCGCGTCTGCGGTGATATCTGTGGAAGTGATTGCTTGGTTGAATTGAACTGTTCCAGTGACTGAGTGTGAGTCCCCAGAGGCATTACCAATAGTAGTGTTACCATCAACAATAAGAGTGCCATCAACCTTAGTATTACCATCAACATTTAAGTCTCCATCCACGTCAGCGTGGTCTGTTATATTTACTGTTCCACCAGCAGAGTCTAATATTAGATTACCAGAGGATGTGGATATTTCATTAGCAGCATCAGTACCAACTTTAAGGTTTCTGATGTTAAATCTTGCAGCACCAGTTACCGCCTGATTAAACTGTACAGTACCATTAACAGTGTGAGAGTCACCCGATTGATTACCAATCGTAGCGTCACCATTGACAGTGAATGAACCATTTGCAAATGTATTACCTGTCTGAGCATCAACTGTAAATGTAGAAGCAACAGCGAAGTCATCTGTTACATCAAGTGTTCCAGTGATGTCAACGTTGCCACCAAATGATCCATTGTCCCCGACTGTAAGATCATCCCCAACATAAAGATCAAGACCGATACCAGCCCCACCACCAACAATGAGAGTACCAGTTGCAGAGTTAGTTGCATTTGTTGTATTAAATAATTTTATGGACCCTGCGTCAATTCCTGACTTGGTACCACTGAACACCTCCGAAGCGTTTGATGCATCATGTAAGAATACATATCTTAATGCTGAATCATCCCACCCGAAGAACCCTAGTTTAGCAGATGAATTGTAATATCGGAACTCTACACCACGATCTTTTGCGTCGTCAGATGCAGGAGCAGTATCTCCACCCAATGTAATTATGGGGTCATCTAGTGTAACCGTAGTGCTGTTAACAGTTGTTGTAGTTCCGTTAACTGTTAGGTTACCTTCTATTAATGCGTTTGTATTTACAGTTAGACTACCATCAACTGTGACATCATCTGTAAATTGTGAAACAGAATTTACTGTGAGAGTGTCAGTATTTGCATTACCGATAATTACGTTGTCAGTAAATGTTGCTAAATCATTGATTGTGGTATTACCATGAACAGTTAATGTACCTGTGCCTTGTCCACTTCTACCAATGATTGTATTACCATTATCAAAGTCAATAGAGAACTGTGTCTGTGCAGCGTTGTTATTGATGTTTAATACTTCGTTGTCAGACTGTAAGATTAAAGAATCATAGATTGTTGTTTGACCATCAACTACAAGAGTTGAATTGAAGTCTACTGCTTGATCTACATTAAGAGTAGAATCAAAATCTACTGCCTGATTAACTGTAAGATTATCTGTGAATGTGGCATCAGCATTTACTGTAAGATTATCAGTTGATTGATTACCTAATGTTGTATTACCATTTACAGATAGGTTTGTCTCGAAGATAGCAGCAGATCCTACATCTAGTGTACCTCTGATATCTGTATTACCATTTGTAGATATAACACTAAACTTATCTTGTGATCCGTTAGTGATCTTAAAGGTCTTACCAGTTGTATCAAGTTTGATATCGTTATGGAATGTAGAAATACCATCGACATCTAATATGTTATTAAGAGTTGTAGCAAGGTCAACGTCGAGTGTACTGTTGAAGGTGACACCACTGTCTACGTCAAGAGTACCATCTG